AAACGAACCAAGCGTGCGGCATTTGTTTTGTGCGCTTTGGGACGCGCACAAAAGTAAAGCGTTGACGACTTGTTTTGTGGCCACAAAACGATTCACATAACAAAACCTCATAGCCGGTCCTCCTGCCCTTGATGTGTCGCGCGGCGCTGGTAGGTGTAGGGTGCGTTACGGTTGCCTGCACCCTCGCGAACCATCAGCCCATCGGCGTCGGCGGACCGCAGCAGCCGATCGGCCAACCAGTGGGACAGCCCGGCCTGCACGGCTTTGTCGAGGATGACCGAGCGTGTGGTGGGCTGCTGATCGCTGACGAAGGCCTCCACGAACGTCTCGACCGTCCACTCGACCTTCTTCTCGGCGCGCTTCTTGCCGCCGTCGGAGCGCATCTGGGTCGGGTCTAGGTCGTCGGCCGCCGACCAGACCGGGAACGACCATCGCAGGCAGCGTGGCGCGACCGGCGGCCACGAGCGCACCGCCGCGTCGAGCACGACCGCATCGTCCTCCTCATGCGAGCGCAGGATCATGTGCGTATCGGTGGCTCGGCTCTGGCTACCGGCCCCTGCGCCCACGTCGGTGACGCTTTTGGCGGACTGGCTGCCCTTGGTGGTGTGATGGATCAGCACGAACGAGCAACCCAGCAGATCGGCATAGCGGTCGATGTGGTTGTAGAGCGACGCCATCGTGCCGTTGTCGTTCTCGTCCATGTCGCGCGGCATGAACCGATAGAAGGCGTCGAGGATGATCACCTTGAACTGGCCCGGTGCCAGCGACTGGAAGTAGGCCCCGAGCGTGAACACATCCTGTAAGCAGCCACGCAGGTTCTGCACCCACACGCGGTCAGCGTAGGCGTCGATGGGGATGCCCCGGGCGTTGGCCACCTTGGGAATGCGGTTGGCGCTGGTCTCTCGATGCAGCTCGTTATCGAGGATCAGCACGTGCCCGCGTTCGCAGCGGAACTGCTCCAGCCAGTCTCGCCCGGTGGCGATCGACAGCGCCAGGTCGGTGACGAGCCACGACTTGCCCATCTTTGGGGCGGAGATAAGGTTCATCGTCTCGCCTTCGCGGAGCAGGCCGTGGATGATGGGCTTGCGCAGCTCGGGATATGTGCCCACCAGGTCACGGACGGTCAACGGTTGGAGGTTGACCAGCGGGCTGTTGACCGTCGACACCACGCCTGCGGACGCATTGTCCATCGAGGGCGGCGATGATCCGTAACCCTGCGCCCGCAGCGCCGATGCGGCCTGCGACCAGTCGCCGCCGTGCTCGAGCAGCGTGTAGACGGCGAATGGCGAATAGGCGCGGTTGGATTCGAAGGGATCGGCGTTGGCGCTGAAGACGTACAGCACGCCGTCCTTGAGCGTCGCGCTCCAACTGGTCGTCTTGCCGGGGCGACGCCAGTATTCATTCTCCCCGGATTTGACGCGCACCCACCCGTGCTGTTCGAGCACGGTTCGCACATCGCCACGCAGGTTGAAGACATCGCCGGGCCTGTCGGCATTCTCTGGCCGATAGCCGGGTTGTCTGGCCGACATGCCATCTCTCTGGCCGACAATGGCGCTGTGCGTCGGACAATCCACGACCGGCGGCACATATTCGTTCAGTTCCCACGCTGTCTGCAGGAGAACGTCCCTCTCGACCTCGGTCAGCACGGGTGGATCGCGCAGATCGCCCTGGATCAACTCGTAGCCGGGCGTGGGCGCGCACAGGAACAGGCCGCCCTCGCCGCGTGTCTCGATCAGGGTGACGACCCTATCGCCCACCTTGCGCTGGGCAAGCTTGAGATTTCCGCAGATCTCCACCTGGCAGCGGTAGACCACGTGGTAGCCGCCCGAGGGCGTGGTTTCGACGACGAGCCGATCGCGCAGGCCGGCGGGGATGCGCTCCCACCATGCCGAGAACAGCTCACCGCCGGCGTCGAAGTCGATCATCTCCATCTGGTGCGACGCGTGCCCGCAGAGAATGCACAAGGCGTCCTGCTGGTTGGCGAACCATGCCGACACCTCCGCCTCGGTGGGCAGACGGTCGCGGTACTGCTTCCACGCACCGACGGCCGGGCGCTTCTCCGCACGCTTGGCAGGCAGCACGCACAGGCCGGCAGCGGCATAGGCTTTCGCCGCTTGCGCGATGTCGGCCGAGTCAGTCATCGAGCTGATCCTCTTCAGGGTCGTCTACGCTGTGGCCGAAGCTGCGGATCAGGTTGTCCACGCGGATGGCGATCTCAAACGGGTTCCGCTTCACGTGCTCCTCCGTGACCTCGGGCAGGCCCACAGCCTGTGCGAGGCGCGCCACGTCGGACGATCGCACCATGACCGCCACACAGCGGTTCAAGCAGTAGCTCCACGAGTGGTCGAACCACTGGTCGAAGAAGTCAAACGCCACGTTTTCTTCCTTCGCGATTGCTTTCGCCTTTCGCGCGAGCCGCCCTGCGTTCGCGGCGGTTCGGATCAGGGACAGAACCGGCATGCGCTGCCACTTGGCTGGTAATTCCATCAGGGGTCCTTTCAGAAGGGGATGTCGTCGTCGGGGATCGGCACGTAATCGGGATCACCGCCGGCCAGGTCACCGGCCGTCACCGCCGGCGGCTTGTCGCCCAGTTGGTAGTTGACGATGCGGTCGTATTTCTCGCCGGCCACGCTACGGATGGTGATCCCCTGGGTCGGTGCCAGCGAGCCGGCCTCGGCCAGTTCGACCGCTTCTTCGACATTCGTCGGGCACGTGTCGTTGGAGCGCATCCGCCACCACGCCTCGGCTTTTTGGCGGGCGTAACCGCTGTGCTCGAGGCAAATCCATTCCGACCGGGTGTCGTGGAAACCCACCTCGTAGTCGACGCGCATCGACCGCGGAGCATCGGGCGGTGCGTCACGTTTGACATGAACGCTGTAGTAGACGCGCCGCACCTCGTACTCTTCGATCGTCACCTGACCGGTGAGAATGCCCGCCGAATCGGCCGTCGCCTCGTGATTACGCCGCTCCGGCGGCGGGAACACATGGCCGCATTCCGGGCAGGTCGCGTAGCCGGCGGCGATGAGGGCCTGGCACTGCGGGCACTCCTTGGCGGGCGCGTCACCGCTGCCCTTGCTCGGCGCATCGGTGATACGAATCGCATCCACCGGGCCGTGGCGCAGCACGTTGCCGCCAAAATCCAGCACCAGACAGTCGGCCTTGCCCTCGCACAGCCGGAAGCCTCGTCCGACCATCTGGTAGTAGAGGCCCGGCGAGAGCGTCGGCCGCAGCAGGGCCACGCAGTCCACGTTGGGCGCGTCGAACCCGGTGGTCAGCACGTTCACGTTGACCAGATAGGCCAAACCGCCGTCGCGGAAGCGGTGGATGAGCTGGTCCCGGTAGAGCGTCGGCGTCTGCCCGTCAATGAAGCCGCATTCGCCGCCTGAGATCTGCTCGATGACACGGGTGACATGCTTGGCGTGCTCCACGCCCGAGGCGAAGACCAGGCACGCCTTGCGGCCGCCGTGGCGTACGGCATCGACGATCTCGCGGCACGCCGACTGGACCAGCATGTCCTGGTCCATGAGTTGTTCGACCTCGTCCGCGACGAATTCGCCGCCACGCACGTGCAGCGATTGGAAGTCGGGTTTGTAGCGGCCGGCCTTGGATTTGAGCGGAGAGAGATAGCCGTCACGGATCAGCTCGCGCACGCCGATCTCGTAGCAGATGGCGTTGAGAATCCCGTCCGGCGGCGGCACGCAGATCGGCCCGGACGACATACGGAACGGCGTGGCGGTCAGGCCGATGACCCTCAGGCGCGGATTGATCTGGTGCATGTCCGCCAGCAGGCGACGGTACATGCCGTCACCATCTTTTCCGGGAGGAATCATGTGAGCTTCGTCTACGACCACCAGGTCGAAGTGGCCCAGTTGCTCGGCCTTCTGGTAGACCGACTGAATGCCCGCGATGATCACCGGGTGCGTCGTGTCGCGACGCTTCAAGCCTGCGGAATAGACGCCAACGTGAATGTCGGGACACACCTGGTCGAGCTTGTCGGCCGCCTGCTCGAGCAGTTCCTTGACGTGGGCCAAGATCAGCACCCGGCCGTTCCAGCGGCTCACCGCATCGGAACAGATCGTGGCGATGACCGGGGTCTTCCCGCCACCGGTTGGGATGACCACGCAAGGGTTGTCATCGCGCTCGCGCAGGTGGCGGTAAACCGCCTCGACCGCTTCGGTTTGGTACGGCCGCAACGTCATCGGCTTGTGTTTGACCGTGAACAGACTCACCGCGCCTCCTCCGGAATGCCTGCGCCCTGGAGCACGAGATCACGGTGCCCCCGCTGACGCATGGCTTTGGCTCCGAGCTGGCGCAGCTCGGCCTCGACGCGGTTGAACACCTCCATGGCCTGGCTCGGTGACATCGTTTTGGACCAGGGGCATGGGTGGGCCTCGAACCAGTCAGCCACGGCGCAGTACCGCAGCGCCGCGCCGAGAAGTTCGGCCTGAGACACCGGCGGTTTGTTCTTGAGCGCGTTCATGGCACATTCCCCATCGCTTCAGTTCTGGTTCGTCATCAGCGGCGCGCCGCACACGGGGCAGCGGGACAGCGGCAACGCGCCGAGCCGTACGACCATCAGGCCGCCGTCGTGTAGGGCCTGACGGCGGGCGACGAGCAGGTCGATCTGGCTGTCATCCGCATAGACGCCGGCGTGCTCGAGCGCATCGAGCAGGGCCTTCTGGATGTTGTCCAGATCGCGACGTCGCCGATCAGGTGGAAACGCATCCATGCACAGCGCGATCCGCCCACCGGCTGGTGGCTTACGAGGTCCGTTTCCACCCATGACTGGGGCCGGCGCGAGACGGTTGCACACCGATTCGCGGTAGCGCCGGCCTTCGTCGCTGATCACCATCCGGCCGCGCCACATGCGCCAGTAATGGTTCACCGAAGGGGGATAGGGCAGTTGCAGTTCCAGCATCCGTGCCTCCGTTTGGGGATTCGTGTTCATCAAACCGCCGGCCGGGAGTCGAACCCGGCGCGAAGCTGGCCTTCGCGCGATCGGCCTATGAAACCGATCAGGCATCCGTGCCATCTGCCGGCGGCGAAAAATGTGATGCGCGTCCCTCAGCCACCGGCGGGGTGCCGGCGGTGTCCATTTCGGACCGGGTCGCGGGGACGTTTTTGCAGCCCATTTGGGTTTGCAATCGGAGGCTGTTCGCCAAGGCGGGTTTCGTCGCCGCTCAAACGCGCCGGATGTCGCACGCGCACCACATGTGGATCGGAGATCGTTCATCGTCGCCAAGGAGGGGTCGGATTGGTCGCCTGAGCGGGGGTGGCGCTTCCGGGCGCGGCCTCACGCTTGGCGTAGCCACGCACCTCGTTGGTCATGTCGCCGGTGTCACCGCGCTTCTTGAGTTTGACCGTGATCACCAACGGGATGTTGTGCAGTTCGACGCTGTCGCCGGGCTGCATCACACCCACCGCGCGGCAAATGGCCGACAGTTCCTGCCGGGCGATCTGCACCGTGGTCGGGTTGGCGTTGTGCAGGTTGAGCCGCGCCCACACATAGCGGCCCTTGTACGGGCCTTCGAGAATCTGGAGCGTCAACTGCAGATACTGCCCGTTGCCGTTCTTGGTCGGCTTCATCTCCGATTCGATGATCACCGCCAGGTACTTGCCCGCGGGGATCGGCTCGAAGTCCTGGGACGGTTCGACGGTCGCTGCGTTGAAGCCATTGAGGTTGGCCATGTGCATATCTCCTTGGTCGGGGGGTTGGGTCAGTTGGACGATTGACGATCAGCCTCCGGCGACACGCCGTTCGCGTCGCCGAGGGTTTCGGCTGGCTCTGCGGGCGCAGGGACTGCGCCGACGTGCGACGTGTCGCTGTGCGTCTCGGAATTCCGAGGGCGGGGGTGGACCTGTTCGGCGAAGTAGTCGTAGGCCGCCCACTCCAGCGGCAGTTCGAAGGGCATGTTCAGCCGGTTCTTGGCCACGTGCGTCGGGCCTTCGCACGTGCGCATCACTCGCTCCGGCGACTCGACGTTCTTGACCTTGCGCGGATCGGTGGTGCTCGAGTAGGTGGCGAAGAACACCTCGTCGCACCATTCCATGACCACCGACGCCGCCAGCTTGTGCAGGCGTGGGGTGAAGCGGTCGAAGGCGGAATCCTCGGGCGTCTGGAATTTCTCGATCTTGGTGTGCGCGATCAGAATGACCGCCATGCCGCGATCCCGCCGCAGCGCATCGAGAACGTCGAGGAACTTGCGCCAGAAGTTCAGCGCGAAGGTGTAGCCCTTCTGGAACCCGATCTTCTCGATGTTGCTGACGTTCTCGGCGGTGCAGACCTCCTGCCAGATCAGCCGCTCGAGCCAGTCCAGCGAATCGACCACCACCGTCTCGAACTCATGCGGCTGCCCGCGGAGCTCCGCCAAGGCGTCCATCACCTCGTTGAACGAGCGAGACAGCGGAAACTTGGCGCATTCGATCTCGCCCAGACCGTCTTCCGTCTGGATGAAGATGGGCCGACGCGCCGTCGCGCCGAACGTGCTCTTGCCCACGCCCTGAACGCCGTGGACCATGCAGCGTCGGGGGGCGGCGTGTTTGCCGACGTACACTTGGGATAACAGGCTCATGGGGATGTCTCCGTGGGTTGATGGTTCAGTTCAAAAGGCGCTGCGACCGGCTCCGGGGTCCCGGGGTCTAACCTCTGCGCGGCCGCACATGAGGCGACCGGCCGCAGCGCCAGACGTGTCCGGGGTGCTACAGCCAGTCGAAGGTGCGCAGCTCCTCGTAACCGGTGGGCCAGACGTTGGTCTTGCGGCAGTGGCGCAGGCGCTTGACCGCCTCCTCGTTTTCCTTCTGCGCGATGGCCAACACGTCTTCGCCCACGCGCCACACGCCACAGCGAAACGGCGGCTGCTTTTCAATCGCGATCAGGTGGACCGGCAGTTCACGTGGATCGGTGCCGGCCGCTGCTGCGCTGATCGAGCGGTAGAAGGCCAGCTGATGGGCGTAACGGAACTTGCGGGCGTCGACCTCGAAGTAGTCCAGGTGATCGCAGGTCTTCAGATCGACGATGGCACCGCCCGCCATGTGCGTGAACCAATCCACGCGTATCTGGCAGTCCACCTCGTGCCAGCGGGTCCGCAGCACCGGCTCGGCAATGCCCAACACCAGCAACTGCCTCGCCAAGTCGTGGCCCATCACGCCCGCTGCAAGCTGCTCGAGTTCCTTAGCCTGATCCTCGCTGAGGACGGGTTTGCCTTGGACCTCGGCCCACTTCTGATACGCCTGCGAATCGCTCTTGTAAGGCTTGCCCGTGGTCTTGTTGATCGGCCCGTCGCCGATGGCGTACTCGGCCAGGAACTTCTCACGACCTTCCAGAATCAGCGTGTGCGCGGCGCGGCCGAGGAAGTAGGCCGGGCGGTCTTTGTCTTTGGCCAGGCCAAGCTGCTTCCACTGGTACAGCAGCGGGCAGCGACGAAAGTCAGCCAACTGGTGGCTGGACAGGTAGTCCTTCGCCGCAGCGTGGTACGTGTCGGCAGTCTCGAAGATAAACTTGGATGCGAGCGTGTCGGGAATCATCGCGCACCCCCTTCAATCGCGTCCGAACCCGCAACCGGCTCCCACGTCATGCTTGGATTGCCCGTGACCGTGCAGGTGCGAGGAGCGCCGTTCCTGACCTGGCCGGCTTGCCGCAACTCGGGCAGCCGGCGTGAGGGAACGTGGCGCTCCAGGCCGGCGCGGACTGCGATCTCGGCGGCGGTGCTGCCGGGGCGCTTCCACACCTCCAGCAAACACAAGTGGCGCTGGCTGGCGGCGCGGCCGCAGCGCTCCACGGCCTCGGCGGCTTCATGCGATGTCGGTGGGTCGGTTCTTCGGGCAAGTGCATGCATGGCGATGCTCCAACAACTGTGAGTGTCACGACGGGCGACTTCGTGCCGGATCGCGTTTCGTGATCGCGTCGGCTGGCATGTCGCGGACACCCTGTTGTTTGCCGCTGGAGCCTCGACTTGCTGGGTCAAAGCGATGTGACCCAGCAAACACACATGCGCCACATATGGGCTGTGCGCTGCGCCGCGTGAACCAGCAATGCGCCACACATGCGGCGCAGATGAGTTCGCCAGCGCAGCGCCGAACCTACAGACCTGACCCAACAACACATCGAGCATGACGGGCATGACATTCGAGCCCCCGACACGTGCGTCGGCGGGAACCTCTCGACGCCAAGCCAAGGCCCACAACAGAAAGGCCCGTCATGCACAACAACCGTTACAACGACATCGTGGACCCCAAGATCGCGCGGCTGATCGTCAGCCGTGCCCGTCGCATGCGCATCAATCGCGATGAGATCGACGACCTGCAGCAGCGCATCGTGCCGATGCTTGCCGAGTTTCAATTCGATGAAGCCCGCTCCAACGGCGCGGCACAGTCGACGGTGATGACCGTCGTGATCGATCGCCAACTGATGGCGCACCTGCGTGCCAAGCGCCGTTACGCCGAGCATCTCAAACGCATGGGCAGCCAGTCGCGGGCGCTACTCAGCGGCCGACCGATCTGGCCCAACCACGTCACACAACCGGAACCAGTCGATCTCAGGCTGGACATCGAAAAGGCCAAGGTTGGCCTATCGAATCGTGACCAGCAGATCTGCGATGCCCTCAGCCACGGGGAGTCGCAGAAAGCTATCGCCGAGCGGCTGGGCATCGGCCGCGACACCGTGGCCCGCGCCATCTCTCGCATCCGCGATGTGTTCACCCAGGCCGGCCTCAAGGCATGGGTCGATCCGGACTACGACGGCGAGGTCGAACGTGCCTGAAAACAAGGAAAAAACAGCAATGCGAAGGACCACAGATTCGACTGGATTAACTGCGCCCGTTGAGCAAGTGTGTCCGTTACCCGGCCCCGTGCCGAGCCGCCCGCCGGGAACGGCCTGGATCACCGACGAGGCGATCGCGGACACGCGCCGGGTCTGGTCGCCGTATTACGGGTACGAACTGACTGACCGCGAGGCGATCGAGATTCTGATGAACGTCAAGGAACTGGCACAGACATTGGTCCAGGCCCGAAGGAGACGACAGGCATGCAAAAATGTGTGATATGGGCTCGTGTCTCTTCACGGGAGCAGCGTGAAGGCTACTCCATCGACGCGCAGTTGCGCGTCAACCGCGAAAAGGCCCAGCGCGAAGGCTGGACGGTGGTCCGCGAGTTCGTCGTGGCCGAGTCCGCCAAGCGGGGGGCGGAACGCGCCGCGTTCAACCAGATGCTCAAGTGGGTGCGGGCCAATGCCCGCAAGCTCAAGATCGGGTACATCCTCGCTCACAAGCTCGACCGCACGTGTCGGAACATGCGCGATGCGGTCCGGCTGCAGGAACTCGAGGATCAGTGCGGGGTGAAGCTCGCATTCGTCGAGAACCAGTTCGGCCCCGGGGCCGCCGGCGCGTTCTCGTTCAACGTGATGGCCGCAGTCGCCCAGTACTACTCGGACAACCTGCGCCACGAGGTGCTCAAGGGCATCGAGGAGAAGGTGCGTCAGGGTTGGGCACCGGGGCTTGCGCCCTATGGATACCAGAACGTCGGGGACAATCGCGACGAACCGATCCAACCTCATCCGGTCAACGCCCTGGCCGTCCAGCGCATTTTCGAGTTGTATGCCACCGGCCAGTACACGTTCAAAGAGATCGCCGACGCCATGGAACGCGAGGGCTATACCTACCAGCCCAGTTATCCCCGGTTCCACCGCACGGCGCTGTCGTACATCCTCAACAACCGCTTTTACGTCGGCATGATCACCTTCCGTGGGCGGACGTTCCCCGGCAAGCACCGCCCAATTATCGAACTCGAGGACTTCGAGCAGTGCCAAGCCCTGCTCAAGGGCAAGAACCGTCGCGTGCGGAAGGCCAACCATTACCTCGCCGGCGGCATGTTCACCTGCGCCCACTGCGGCTACGGGATCACCGGCGAACGCATTCGACGCCGCATGCGAAACGGCAACGTCCACGAGTACATCTACTACCGGTGCGGAAACCTGAAACCCGACCCCGACCACCCGACAGTCCGCTGGCGTCAGGAACAGCTCGAGGAGGCGATCGTGCAGGACCTGGAGACGCTGCGCATCCCCGACGACAAACGCCGTCAATGGTTCCGGGACCACCTCGAGACGATGTGCGACGACGACAAGCGGATGCGCGCCGAGCAGATTCGCCAGGCACGCAAGCGGCTGACCGAACTGGAGCAGATGCAGCAGCGACTGCTAGACGGCTACCTGGCTGGTGTGGTGGAAAAGGACGTGTTCAGTACCCGGTCGGCCGAGATGAAGGCCGAAACCGAACGCCTGCAGGACCGCTTGGCCGACGGCAAGGGGCCGGGCACAGAGGTGGGCGAGTTCATCATGACAATGTTCGACGTCGCCCAGAACGCGGCCGAAGAATGGAGGGTTTCTCAAGCGGACGAGCGCCGGGAGCTTCTGCGTCGCGTCCTTTTGAAACGCTCATTGAGCGCCACAAGTCTTGTAACGACAAAGAAAAGGCCCTTCGACGTGTTCGCCGAAGGGCCAAAATTCGATCAAAGTCGGGGTGACTGGATTTGAACCAGCGACCTCCGCGTCCCGAACGCGGCGCTCTAGCCAAACTGAGCCACACCCCGTTTTCGAACCATTATAGTGGGTATCGCCGGTTTGTCAATCGCACATTCGGTCTGCATTCGACCACGAAACGAAGGGATGCTGCGCCGGGGGCGGGCGACGGTAATCCCGGGCAGTCGGGCAGGGGGGGGCGGAACCGCCGCCTACAGCCGCTCGAAGGGCTCGAACAGTTTGCGGTACTCGTCCTGGGCGAAACGGTCGGTCATCCCGGCCACATAGTCGCAAACGGCCCGCTTGGTGCCGAATTCCTCGGCATACCGCTGGTAGGTCGGCGGCAGTTGGCGGACGTCCTTCTCGTAGGCTTCCATCATCCGGGTGAGGAACCGCTGCGCCTTCAGGGTCATCCGCATGACGCGGTGGTTCCGGTAGACGCGGTCCATGAGGAACCGCTCTACCTCTCGGACCTTGGTCTCCAGATCATCACTGAAATGCATCAGCCGCCCGGGCGCGCTGCGAACGTCGTCGGGCGAGGCCGCGCCGCAAGCGGCCAGCTCGTCGGCCGCCACCGACAGCGCGTCGCGCACCAGCATGTCGATCAGCAGCTTGGCCACGCGGCGGACCTTCTGGTCGGGCGTCAGGCCGCTGACGTCGCGGGCGAAGTCCTCGGCCGCCTGCTTGAACAGGTCCAGTTCCACAAGCTCCTCGGCCTGGACCAGGTCCATAGCCAGCGAATCGTCGAGGTCGTGGCTGTCGTAGGCGATACGGTCGGCCACCTCGACCACCTGCCCCTCCAGCGGCGGATGGGCGCCGGGAAACTCCTTGTTGCGTTGTGGCGAGTCGTGCACCGTGTGGTGCTTGGCGATGCTCTCCCGCACCTCGTAGCTGAGGTTCAGGCCGCGGAAGCCGGGGTAGGGGTGTTCCAGCACGTCCACCACGCGCAGGCCGTGGAGATTGTGCTCGAATCCGCCGCATTCCTTCATGAACTCGTTCAGCGCCGCTTCGCCGCTGTGGCCGAACGGCGTGTGGCCCAGGTCGTGGCCCAGGGCGACGGCTTCGGTGAGGTCCTCGTTCAGGTTGAGCGACCGGGCCAGCGTGCGGGCGATCTGAGCTACCTCCAGCGTGTGCGTCAGACGTGTGCGGTAATGGTCGCCTTCGTGGATGATGAAGACCTGCGTCTTGTACTCCAGGCGGCGGAACGCCGTCGAGTGAATCACGCGGTCGCGGTCTCGCTGATACACGGTGCGAAACGGGTGCTCGGGCTCGTCGTGAACGCGGCCGCGCGAACAGCCGCTGCGCACGGCGTAAGGAGCCAGCGACACATCCTCGCGGCGCTCGATGTCCTCGCGGGTCAACATGGGTTCAGCTTCCTTTCCGCGCATCCACGAGCAACTGCCGAAGGTCTTCCAGAGCCTGCGGGATAATCTTCACGTCGGCCAGGACCGGCATGAAGTTGGTGTCGCCGTTCCATCGCGGCACGATATGCACGTGCATGTGCCCGGGCAGCCCGGCGCCGGCGACGCGGCCGAAGTTCATCCCGACGTTGAAGCCGTCGG